TCATCAAACATCAAGATCTCGTCATTCATCAAGATCTGCAGAGGAGCTTCACCCTTAGGGTTGTAAGCACCACCAAGACGAGCAAAGTAACCTTCGACCGTGTAGTTCTTAATCAGAGTCTTGATGAACTTGGCTTTGGTAACTGGACCCCGGTGCTTGAAGCGAGCAACAAACTTGCGATCTTCCCAATAGCTATCAGTATGTGGCTGATAGAATACGTAGTCACCACTAACAACCAGATTTTGTTTTGTAAAAGCAGTCATATACATCTCCATTCGTTATTATTCACTCTACGACACTTTTGATAATTTGTACACAGTTATTTTCAAAATAATGCATTATTTTTTAGTTTGCCAATGAATTTGATCGGGGATGGATTCGATATATTCGGCCATATTTTTGACGAATTTCCGACGAGGTTTTCCGTTAAGGATAATATCGGAGCGCCAAGCGGCGACGAGTTCGATACGATGGTTATAATCGTTTTGATAGAAAATACAGGCGTCGAGGTCGGGATGTTGAATGTGATAGTCGACGAGTGATTGGATGTTAGGGAATTGTGGTGAGATAGTGTCGTCGAAATATTGAATGGTGTACATGTAGTTTCTCCTTAATGAAGTACCAACTTACCATCTTTTCAATATATTGTACATAAAAAAATGGGCGACCCGAAAGCCGCCCATTATGCGTGTGACAGGAGGAACCCCACCTGTAATCCCGTCTATTCCAGTCGTCAATTAAGACACTTGCCTCTTATACAGATTGAACTGCATATCCACGCACCACATAGTGTACCATTATTTATACAAGAACATCAGTCAATTCTAGAACTTTTTTGCGTTCAGCTAAAAAAAATGCAGGTGTCTGGCCATCAAATCCACCACCAAAGTTAAGATGACGAACCATCTCTTTGGCCTTACGCATTCCCAGTCCCTTGAGTACAATCTGATCTGTCTTGGTTTCAAGAATGTCACCACCACGTTCTACGTAACCGGTTCCAAATCCACCTAGTGGAGTATCCACAGGAACCAACTGCTCATTCACGATCTTATAGTTTACCATCATTCTTCTCCCATACTATACCAAAACAAAGTTGCTGCATTTTACGATGAAACCAATTAGGAACCCGATGGTCCTCCACCATCCAGTATGTGCCAGGATTGAGTTGACACCTCCACTTGTACACAGGTTGTTTGATGACGGACCACTGTGGTACCGGTTTGTTTGACATTTTTTCGAAGTCCATTACTTGAATCCTGCAAATTTATTTTTGTCAAACTTGTTTGCTGGCTTGTATTCATTCTCATAACGTTGGCCAGCAGTCGATTTGTCGAAGATAGGTGTATCATCTACCAGATCATCCTGAGCAGACTCTTCTGTGTTGTATAACTTCATCTTAGAGTAATCCACACCGATGACGAACCTCTTGTGCATTGCAGGATCGCCATAACGATTCTTCAGCTGCTTAACCATAATCTGACCAAGTTGCTGCAATTCCTCAGATGAGATTAGTGCAAACATGAAGTCAGCCGTGGCCGGTAGACCAAAGGACTCAGATGTATCCTCAAGACCGACATCAGATGACGAGTAACCAGTACGAGTTGTCTGAGTAGCCGACACGATAGGAACATTAACCTCAACAGCCAGACCACGAAGTTCTTCGGCAATAGCCTTAATCATCGTGTACGAGTTGACATTAGAACCTGCCTTGATACGTGATGAAGTACAGATGTTCAGATAGTCGATATAGATGATATCTGGTACAAAGTTCTTCTTAATCTTCAGCTCGTTGATTAAGTGACGGAAGTTAGCCGAACCTGCACACGCAGTCGGATATTCCTTGATAACCAACTTACCTTTGGCACGTTGCTTGATACGGCCCATGAGTGTATCATAGGTTGTCTTAGGAAGTTCACGAAGATCATCAGTCGTCATACCTAACAAGTTCGTATCAATACGTTCGGCAATCTTCTCTTCAGCCATTTCCATGGTGATATACAAGACATTCTGACCTGCCATCAGATTACCAGCAGCACAGTGACACATGAACAGTGACTTACCCACACCCGTGCCAGCAAGAGCAATATTCAGAGTCTTACGTGGCAGACCACCCTTCGTAATCTTATTGAAGAAGTCCAGGTCAAATGGGATCTTCACTTCGGTACGATGATAGAATTCATACCGACTGTCAGAGTCATCAAGGAAGTCATGGCCGATGTTCTGGTCGAATGATACAGCCAGAGCATCGGTCAGGATCTGAGGGATGGAACCTACAGAGATTCCATCCTTCCTTTTGTTGTCATCAACCAGCCTAATCGATTCCATGAGAGCATTGTAAAGAGCCTTGTCCTTACAAAACTTCTCAGTAGAATCAATAAGCCAATCGATTTCACGGTCTTCACTCTTGGCCAGATCACCGATGAGTGTTTCAGCAGCCTTAAAGTCTTCATCCTTAAGACCGCCGATGTTGCCAAGGTCAATGGCAAGAGCTTCCTTACTAGGAAACTTACTGTACTTGCTAACGTACTCTTCGATCAGTTCATAGACAGTACGATCAACATTATCAGTGAAATAGTCAGACTTCAAGAACGGAATTACTTTACGGGCATACTCCTCATTATTTACAAGATTTCCAAAGATAACGTTTTCTATTCTCATTAAATGTCCTCGTCTAGTTCCAGATCTTCAATAACATCTTCAGCCTGCATGATTGAACCGGCAGCTACGGCATACTTCTTCTCAATGAACTCATTGAATTTAGCACACTGAAGAATTGGATGCCAGAAACTGAAGTCGTATGTATCAGCCATACGATAGCTCTTCTCGCCAATCTCACCGGTTGACATGTCAACCTTCTGATACCAGCCAACCTTTGGCTTGATTACGTGGCCAGACTCTAGAGCCATGTCCATTAGGCCAGACCATTTGCTGATGCCCTTGTCCCATGATACTTCAATGGGGATCTTGCTCTTCTCCTTGACAAACCGGCTCTTCTCAACGTTGATGATGAAGTTATAACCAGTCACATCCTTGCCGTCTTTCTCTTGCTGACGACCAATGATGAAGATGTTGTCAGCCGAGTAATAGATACCGGTACCACCAGACACGACAGCCTTCGAGTACATTTCCTGAGTCTGATACGTGTGGTTAACCACGATCATAGGAATGTCTTTAAGGTTAAGATGGGGCGTAACCATGCGGAACAGCGACTTAAGCTGTTTGGCACGTGTCATGTCAGCAGCAGAGTTCTGCTTCAGTGCATCTTCGACTTCCTTCTTAGAGGCAAGGTTGCCGACCGAGTCGATCACTACGATGACACGATCACCGCGCTTGATCTCTTCGAACTGATGCATAATATCAAACTTCAACTGTTCGACATCGGTGATGGGAGTATGGAGAACCCGAGATGTGTCGATGCCGAACGAGTCGAAGTATGCCTGCGGCGTACCGAACTCAGAATCATAGAAGAGCATCACTGCATCTTCATATGTGTCCATGTATGCCTTGGCCATCAAGAGACTGAATGAGGTCTTGAAGTGCTTTGATGGACCTGCCCAGATGGTGAGACCTGGGACAAAGCCGCCGTTGATTTTGCCACTCAACGCAATGTTGATTGCAGGTACGGTTGTACGTACCATGTCCTTGGCAGTAAAGAACTTAGAGTCAGATAGAATATCTGAGTCTTTGATTGTTGTATTCTTACGAAGTTTATTTAATAGATCCGACATATGTCCTCCTTGTATTATCAGTATAGCACGAAATATGAATATTGTACATCAAGAATTGACAACAGTTTGCAATTTTTTCTTAAACTCTTCAATCTTTGCAGTACGGTTTGGCCAATGGATGTAAGCATTCTTGTCTGCATCCTTAGCAAGATTATTTAAAAGTGGCAAGACCATCTTATAAATCTGTTCGGCCTTAAGTTGACCTTCTTGTGTTGCTGCCTCTGCCTGTGCAAATACGTCATCGCTTACTGACGTGAATCCAAAGTCAAAGTCGTCTAGTTCTGTGATACTCATGAAAAGAAATCCTCCAATGTTGCACGTTTCTCTACGTGCCAGCCGATAGTGTTGATGATTGACTCAATAGGTTTGATGTATGCCTTGTCGAACTGGAGTTCACGATCAATGAACGGTTCGATGCCGAACTCCTTAGGAAGTGTAGATGGACAAGAGATGACATGCTCCTTAGTCGGATTCGGCTTCTTAAGATAAGCGAACTTGATCTTTTCACCTGAGCCGATGGTTTCATATTTATTCTGGAGCTTGAGGTCTTTGACGATTTTATTGTAGACCACAGCCCCACGTACGTGGATGGGACAGCCAGACTGGAACTGACCAGCAATGAAGTACTTCTCCATGTCCTTGACCGACGATGTGAAGGCAATCTCATCAAAAGGAAGAGTATTGAACTTCACACGGAAGTT